TTTTTATGCTTCGTATGCAGGAGTAAAGAGTAGAAACGGTCTTCTTTGGCTTGATTGTGAAGGTAGTGAAAATTTGTCCATAAAAGGCGGAAAAGAATTTGTTGATCGATGTGTATCTGTTATAAATTGTGAAATGACTGGGAAACCAAGGGGAGAAAATTGGTGCAAACCTATAGATGTCCATCGGTCTCTTGTGTCTATGGGATTTTTATTAGCGTGGACACATACACATCGATCTTGTGTAGGACAGTTCGATGGTTTATATTTACGAAAAGAAATTTTTCGTCCTGAATTTTGTAGTTCCCCTGATTCAATAGAGGTTTATGAAAAATGGTTAATAGAAGAGAAATGATGTTGAGTCCTATTATTGGTTTTGTTTGTTCATTTTTTGGATTAAAGTCTATATCTAAAGAAGATATATGTAAAAACATCCATCAAAACATAAAACCTGATTCTATAGTATGGACGTATCGTTTTAATGAGAAGTTTTCAACTACTAAAGTATATAAATCAGGAGGTTGTAAATATGTGTTAATTGAATGGAAAGGTATTCAAATAGGAGATGTTTTATTGTTAGTAAAAGGTAACTTTGCTAGAAGAACATTAGCAACACAAACTCCTGACTTTTCAGATGAAAGTAATCCTGTAGGAATGGTTGCTGAAAAAGATTTTAATAAAATATCTACTAATTATAGAAAAATATTAGGAATATGAAAAGTGAAAATTTTACTTAATATAATGTGTTTTGTCTATTGTGTAGGTTTTTTATTCCATTGGTTTATGTATCTTTGTCTTAAATCAGACGGAATTACAGCAGAAATAGTAAATTATCATGTATCAGCAGTATTTGATCTTGCTTTACTGATATTTTTTATTAATGAATTAAAGGATTATGAAAAATAAATCAGTAGTTTATCTCCTAAGCGGACAAGCACATGCCCCATATCTCGTCGCTTCTGCTTATACACTCAGAAAGCATTGGAAAGGTAGTATATCTATATTCTCTTGGTCTGAGTCTTACGAAATAGCAAAACAAATAGCTGAAGATTCTAATATAGGTGCTTGTGTTTATGAACGAGAACCAAAGTTACGACGTAAAGATGGAGTAAGAGGTAATGCACAATTTCTGGATAAAATAGATTTAATGTCGTCGTTAAATGACGATCCTGTTCTCTATTTAGATGCCGATACAACAAATTCTTTTCCGCCTTTTATGGACAAATTTTCACTACCTTCACAATCAAGCCAAAGAAGACCGTTTCTACTCTTTACTCCTGCATACGAAGCATAAAAAGAAGAACTAAAAGCAATATCAAGAGTAGTTGTTTTGACTTCAAACTCTTTACATTGTAATCTATCCTTCTCTATCTTTTTTTGATAGAGAGAAGCTCCGTCTTTATGTCTTGGTTTACTATATAAAGTTGCTGTTCCTTCTGTATTAGAAATAGCTTTTTGATATAATATTCCAGGAAAAGTATACCGAATAGAACGGAACGTAAGAGGATGCGGCTCAAATCCATATAGTTCAATATCAGGCCATTCTTCTCTTAGACACGTAATTTCTTCGTGGTTCAGACCAACCCCTACTAAACATACAAGTTCAGGATTAAATTCTACTAATTTACAATATTCTGTTACAGCGTTTCCAGAACGCCTTCTGATTTTACTAACCATTATAATTACTATTCGTATTAGAAATAAGATGAGCAGGAATTCTAAAACAATGTTGTTGTTCTATTGGTATGTTCATATTATTACAAAACTCCAAGAGCATCTATAATCTTAGATTCCATACATCTTGAACTGCTTGATGTAACTTTTCCAATTCTGATTCTGGTATTTCCGAACGATGACATTCGACATAATGAACTAATAATGAATTAGTTATAACTCCATTTAGCAAAATCCAATTTCTATTATCGCTATTAATTCCACAAATACATGTATGAACTCCTCTATAGCATATATTGTTTGGCCGGGATTTATCAAATACAATGCGAGCTAAATTTGTTAAATCATCTTGTATAGGATCAGTCGCAGACATATTTGGTTCAATCATCATTAAATGATTTTCATCCAAAATAATCACTTCATTGCCTCCTGAACTGCTATTTCTATTTGTCTCATATTATTTCTACACTTCCATCCTCTTTTTTTCATGCTTGTCATAATCATATTAAATCCACATCGTTTTGCCATATACCACATATAACTATCTTGAGAAGCTACTGGTAATTTTCCTTCTCCACAAATCTTTATAGCAACATCAGAGCAGAACTTAGTAAATTCTGTATTAAAAAAGGAACACCAACTTGCAATCCTTTTATGTCTTAGTTTTGAATGCCCTTCTTTTGGTATAAGATTCAGACGACCATTCTCAGATTCATTATACATTATAGTATTAGTCATGATCTCTGTAAGATTACTATCGAACCAATCATCCAATATTACCATTTGATTAGCAGGTTTTGTGAAAGGCCAAGAATGCCCTATAATAGACGGATCGTTCTTAAACCAATCATCATCAACCCAATCATCATTTCCCATTGCTATAACATCTGTATCCAATTTTAACCAATATTTAGTTTTTACGTGCTGTGCCGGAACATGAACGAAACCTGAAAGCATAGACATTCTTTTAGAACTATTCCATTTTGAAGAGGATTCCTCTTCATATTTTACATTAGCAGGAGGCCAAGAAACTAATTCAAAATTATTATGAACAGAACTAATTAGATTAAATACTCGATTCTCTTCAAGTTCTCTATGATCGTAAAACACAATCATAGGAGAAATAAATAAAGAAGGTTTATTTTTAATCCATGTAGGCAAAACTACATAAAGTTGCCACAAGTGTTTAGCATCTACTCCTAATACGATAGTCCAATTCATAACAGATCCTTTTATTCCATTATTTTATCAACAGAAGACCGAAGTTTTCTTGTATTAGGATTTTGCGACCAACCTTTACGTTTCATATTAACTCTAAGAATACCAAAATCTCCTCTTTTAGCAAGATAAAATACAGTACCGTCTTGAGAAGGACATGGCATTTTTCCTATTCCACAAGTATGCTCACATACTTTAGAACAAAATCTAGTAAAAGAAGTATTGAAAAATCCAACCCACGAAATTATTCGTTTATGACTAACGAGAGACGATCCCTCATTAGGAATAAGATTCAAAGGACCAGTTTCATTTTTATTGTACATTTCTTCTTGGTGAGTAATAACATTGTAATTATGATCAAACCATTTATCTAATTCCATCATTTGATTTCCAGGTTTCGTATATGACCATCTCTGACTGACAATTGCCGGATCATCATCGAACCAATGCTCCTCTATCCAATCATCAGGCCCGCCAGAAGCAACCACATCTGTATCTATTTTTAGCCAGTAAGGAGTCTTAACATGCTGTGCTGCTATGTGGATGAAGCCCGAAAGCATTTTTACTCTTTGCTGTCTAGTCCATTTAGAATTAGGATCTCCTTTATATTTAACGCCTTCGGGAGGCCATTCTAAAACATGGTATCTTTTAATAGCATAAGTACTAAAAAGTTCTAATATATCTTTACATTTTACACTATCATCATAAAATACAATCCATCGTTTCTCAAATAGACTAGGTTTATGTTTTACCCAAGTAGCAATAGTCATTCTCAATTGAGATAGGTGTTTTTCATCTACTCCTAGTACAATAGTAAAATCCATTATATTTTCATACTTTCAACATCAAATACAGGTAACATAGTAAAAGATTTTTCTGGATTGTCTTCTACCCAAAACCGAATAAACCTCATTGCTTCCTCGGAATTATCAAAAGAAGCCATATATCTCAAATTATGAAATCCTCTGCCGTCTTCTTCAGTAATTTCAAACACCGTTAAACTCATTTCGGATAGTTTAATTGAACTTGATTCCTTAATTGTATAATTCATACTGGTATATCCCCATCGTCCCAAGGAGTAAAATCTCGATTCAAAAGCCACTTCTTAGCTTTTTGTCTAAGTTTCATAGGAAATCTTGTTTGTCCTGTAATAGCTTTATAAACACTGCCCCAAAATACTAAAGGATTATTTGAAGTCTTCATACCATATTTTTTCGCATGATCTTTTATTTTCTTTTCATCCAAATCAGAAAATGCTAGTATAAGATCATCTATATATTCTTCTGGGGTTTCAGCTAGTTTAGTCATTCTTTTTAATTCCTCCCACCGATCCTTTTCTATCTATATCGTTTGCTTCTAATGATGCCCAATAAATTTCTAATGCTGTACTATCTTCTAATGCTTCAAATTCATGAAGAGAATCCGGAGGCACATCAGATATTTGTCCGGAACTTAATACAGTTTCGTCAATAATATCGTTCTCATAATACACCCGAACTATTAACTTTCCAGATAATAAAACGAATCTATTCCATTTTAATTTATGAATGTGACGACTGCAAAAGCCCCCCTTTTTCACTTGTATAAAATGGCATTCTACATTACTACAAGCAAACACAAGCTCAGTTATTCCCCATATTTTTCCTTGTTTTGGTCCAATAGGAGGCACATTAAATGTTGGAAGCATCTTGTCCCTTTTTTGATCTAAATAGAGCGTCTCTAAGATCCCATCCTAAATTTAATCTACTAAATAGTAAAGAAACAGAAATATTATATTCTTCTGCCCATTCACTAACACACATTTTTCTTCCGTCCATTTCCATTATTCTATTATATCTTGTATTTCTACTTTGTTCTTTTCTGGTAGCCCATATACAATTATTAGGAGAGTAACCATCATTATTATTTACTCGTTCCAAAGTAAGAAAAATATTAGGTTTTCTTCCCATATCGCATAAAAAATTTTGAAAACCATTCTTGCCCAACCAACGACTACAAATAAGTATTCCTCTTCCACCATATCTTAAATAAGCATTATTTTTTTTATTTAAACATCTATCTTTCATACTATTCCAAGCTGCATATTCCGGAGAAATTTTATCTTCTATCCATTTACCTTTTATTCTCCTTTTTCTTCCCGATTCTACTGCTTTGGGTTTATAACAACCACATGATTTTGAAGCTCCATTGCGAAGGTGTCCTCCACTAATGGTTCGTAAATTACCACATTCACATAAACAATTCCAATGAGCCACAGCACTCGTAACAATACCATCTTTAATAGATTTTATAGTTCCCGCATAAGAGACCACAATCCATTTTTCAAATACTTCTCCTTTTATATTCTTTACATTTTTAGGTAATTGGCATATTTTACATGATGGTAGATTTCCTTTTTTTATTTCACTAGAAATAAATATATGAGTATTGCCACAAGAGACGCAAGAACAGTCCCACTGAACAGCCCCCCATTTTGAAATCCCGCATGTGTTCTGAACAATCCATCCACAAACAACAGAATTATTTAATTTAGATGTATTTTTATGCATTTAGTTATAATACTAAATAAAACATTATCATACAAGTGCAATTTCTAAAATTATACAGATTTTTTCTCGCCAATCACTACTCATCATTATCATCCTCTACAAACGAGAAAAACGAGTCAATTCTATCTGCTCTATCTCTAAGATATTTAGGAGTTAGTTCTTGTAAAAGGGATTCAGTTAATTTCCCTCTATATTTATTAACAAAAATAGCAAGAGCACAAAGTTGTTCTGGTGTAAGTAGTAACTTTTTCAGTTCCTCATTTTCTTCTTGTAGTATTTCGATAGGAGTAATCATATTCTTCCTTATGTGTAATTTAGTATCTGGACAGATAGAACCAGGAGGCCATATACTTCCACTATCATCCAATTGAAAGATTAATTTTTCATTTTCATAAAAACCCACCATACCTCTATCTTCACTCATTTTTGTGTTCCCATATTTTTATTCTTGTAGAATTTCAATTGGAGTGATCATTTTTTCTTCAGCCGTTTGATTTCTGCACGATCTCTTTTTCCAATTACTTTTAATCGTTTAATGCATTCCTTAAGATCCTTGATTTTTCTAAATTCATCGCTCACACATTTTAAGCACCAACCACTATTTAAATGAGAACAATTCCTAAATGTTGTTGTAGAAAAAGTGTTCATTTTTTATACCACCCTTCAAGTGAAAATGGGGTACTAGGAAAATCATCTAGTACTTCTTCAACAGCAACATCAAATGGAACATAATCAAATGCTCTTAACCCAGAGCTTCTATTTACATTATACAGTTTTAATCCGAATTTTTCAAAAATTTTATTATTTTGCACATCTTCTCTTGGCAGCTTCACTCATTTTTCTTTTGTGTTCTTTAGAAAAAGGCTTTCGTTTTCTTCCTTTCCAATATTTACTAATTCCTTTTGCTGCTCTTTTTCTACCTTCAATAATAGCTTCTGTTTCTATTCTATTCTTAGCAGAAATGCTCATCTTTAATTTTGTTTCTTTAGTATGTGGTTTCCTCTTTTTCCCTATTCTAACATTAGACATATTCTTCAACCATTCCTCAGAAAAAGGAGGTCTCTTTTTCCCCTTAAATTGTTTACTTACCTTCTCCTTTAACTCTTTTGCTTTTTCTTCTCCGTACATTTCCTCATAAGTTTTCCCTTTTCTAGCAAGACTCATTTTCTTTTTAACCTCCAGAGTTATTTTTATTCCTTTACGGCATTTACTTCTTTTTTCTTTCAATTCTTTAGCTTTTTCCTCACCATGTATTTCTTCATAAGTTTTCCCTTTAATAGCACTTTGACTCAAACCAGATACCCCTTCACCTCCATCAGTCATATTATAACCATTAGGAATTTTAGTGTTTTGCTCTACTATCTCCATAATTTCTACTTTACATAAAATAAAGTCATTATCATTTATAAATAATTCTTCCCATTCAAAATTATCTATTTTGTATTTTCTCAAAGCATTATGAAAAACTAAATTTGATCCTTTTAACGTCTCTCTTTCGTGTTCTTTTTGTCTGTACTTTAATAAATTAACAGTTTTTCCAATATATTTCTTATCATTAATTTTACAGGTAACACAATAAACAACACCCATAACAATCTCCAATAAAATACCCCGAATCTGTCTGGCGAACTCTTGGCAGAGAAATACCAAAACAAAAACGGGGGATTGTATTGAATTTGAATTAGCCAAGAGTTCGTTCCTATAAGATAACAAAAGGAAACAAAAAACACAAGATCAATTTTTAGTATACCATTCTGAAAGATCGTAGGGTTCTCTTGGAAAATCATCTAATACCTCTTCAATAGCAACATCAAATGGAACATAAGAAAATGCTTTAAGTCTACTGTATTGAAAACAATTAAATATTTCTAAACCAAACTTTTCAAAAGTTCCATTATTTTGCATTTCACACAACCATTTCCCAGCAACTTCATATTGGGAATTATTACTGCTGCAAGCTCCTCTATTTCGAGTTTCATTGAAAGCATAATTTCCTTCATCTCCTATGCTACTGTCCATTCCCCAATTTACGCCCACCAAAAAAATCTTACGACTCCCAAGGTAATATAATATACGCAAAGCCAAGAACATCGTACAAACAGTCTTAGGCTGTCCAGTTCGTTTTACACCTGCATCGTGATTCCCCCAAGCCGCCGCATCCTCAAGGAAGAAGGATTCATCAGGACTTAGCCAAGAACGTCTACCAAACCCCCATACGTTAGGACAATGACAAGCTGATTTATGCTGACCATTTATCATTAAAGCTTCAAACTTATCCCCTACTTTTCTTCTTAGTCTGCCTCTCTTCTTACTCATTTTAGGAGTAGGTATAAACTTCCATATATTAGGATCTTTCCAAATCCCATCATGAAACTTTTTAGGGGGATCAGAACAAACAAAAGAAGAGGGGCGAAAATAACCAGCCATATTATTTACAGCCATAGACCATATTCCTCTTTGATTTAATTTCTCAAGAGGAAGTTCTTTAGCAGAAGGTCCACCACATACAAGAAATGTGGGAGTATTGGCTAGAAGGTCACGAAGATGATGAGTTCGATCCCCGTTCCAATTTGTGATCAAGAGTTGATCTTTGAACTTATCTGAAAACTTCTTTGTCTCAAGAGTCAGATGATCTTTACATTCTTCACAAGACGCAAAAGGAGAGGATTTCCCCACTTTAGTACAAATATCATGGAGTTTGCATTCATAAGTTTGCCTGTCATCTTTTGTTTTCTTTCCTGGATTTTCTTCTCTTAAATAAACGCAATCCATTTTGTTCTTCTTTCAAGATACTGTATATATAATCTGCCCGATAATCTAAAAATGCGAAAGGCATTCCTAATGCGAGAAACATAAACAAAATTGAATGAAGAACCGATGCAAAAGTAATAGGCCACAAAGGAATAACAAATGCTAGTATAACACAGAGAAACGATAAACACAATCCCCCAATCATTCTTGTTATCAAACTTGTTTCTCTTAATTCTGTTGGTCTTGCTCGCATGATTATTTTCCCCTATCCTTATTATACTTGTCTCCTGCTTCTTTTTATAGATATTTTTATTAATTTTTAAGTAATTGAAATATAATCACCGCAACTTTTACAACATGCTATATCATCTATATCTTTAGATAATGTGCATTGTTTATGGATTGCACAATCAAATAACTTAATCCTTACATTCCCTTCACATGAATTACATTTTATTTTTTTATTTACTTTTCCAAGATGAACACACACCACAGATCGTGTTTCAGTAGATTGATCGACTTTCATCACTCCAGAACATTCTCTTTGTAAGTTTTTATTGCTAACTAAATATCCGCATTTTTTACAAATAAAATTACCAGTTGAACTTAACACAAAAATACATTTCATATTATATCACTATCTGAATTTTCTAAAAGCCGTCTCGCAAATTCACAATTTGTAAAATCAGGGCATAATCCTCTAAATATATCACCATCTCCCGATAAAAAAAGAAATCCTTTTCCAAGTTGCTCAACGGCCACCATAGCACCGCCAGATTGTGTAGTAAATACAACAGTACCATCAACTTCAAATACTTGAGCAGTTGCAGCCATTCTTGTATCTCCTATATCTTCTACAATAGCAGCAGGACCAGTCGTCATAACACGACTACAACCACTGTCGAACGAACCTCCTGACCAAATCATTGTAGAACCAAGAGCCAATAGGAAATTATCTACTGCAACTTCATCCAATAGACATCCCTGAAATTCCGTAGATAAAAAAAAACGCCCGCCTGCTTCAATCCAAGTTCTTATTCTAGCCCAATCTTCTTCATCAAAAAAAATGGAATTCAACGGACAGAATTCTGTACCAGGACCAGAAGTTCCAGCAAAAACCAATTTAAGATCATCATTTAATAATGAGATATTACTAGCAATATTTTCCACAAAAGGAATTCCGGGAAAGCAATCAAAATCTGTAGTTATCTTCCATGCCGCCAGATCAAAACCGTACCTAGCAGGAGGAGTACCTTCGCATAAACATCCGCAACCTAAATCAAAAAATCCTACCATTATAAAACCTATGAATCAGATGATGCTGATGAAGAACTTTCTTCTACAAGAAATGATCTAGCACAATCAGCATAAGTTGGACGCCATTCCTGGTTTATGAATTGTACTCCTATAAATGTTCTTCTTACAATTGTATTTATTCTAGTTAATCTATTTACAACTGTAATTCTCTTACCACTATATTCCAAATCCCCTTCTTCATTTTTAATAAATACACTCATACTAGCTTTTCCCGGATCACTCAAAACAGTATCAGCAGGATCAAGATTTTCGTCTAATAGACCTTCTCTGTACGTAGGCAATGCTGTAGGAACAAAAGCATCTCGTTGAGGATCAAAATATGCTACTAAAATATCTCCATTCAATACAATAGCAGCTTCCCCATGAATACTAATATCTAAATCATAAGGACCATCATCATAATTAGTTCTCCATACTTGATCATCAGAATCAAAAAATAATGAACGTACTTCATATACTTGTGTAGGTATTAATGCTCCTGATACTGATGATGATTCTGAAGATGAAGCACTAGATTGATCAGACAGTGATTCATCACTAACACTAGATTTCGATGATGCTGATGAAAAGGATGAAAGAGATGAACTACTAAAACTGTCTGATTCTTCCTCTTCGGGAACTACTATTACTATTCTTTGGATGTATGGTATAAGGCCAGTAGTTCCTGACCCGTCACCCATTTGATAACTATTAGAACGTAAATCCGTAACTGTCCGACCTACATCATTCCATTTATTAGCATGAGTAGCCCCTAATATATCACCTTCAATAAAATCTGGAAAAGTTTTTCGCATATCTTTTCACACCAAAAACAGCCTATTGAAATCCCATCTCTTGTAAGTATTAGCATTTACATTTCCACAAGCATCTGTAAATTGTAGTCTTGTCCAACCTACTCCCGGTTGCCAAAAATGATTATGTCCTATTATAACACCATTCCAATTTACTCTTTTTTCTAATATGTTCATTGAAATGGTAACTGGAGGAGTGTTAGTGAATCCATCTCTCCAAGTATTTATTTGTTGATATTGATAACCTACAAATAAAAGAGTTTCGGGATCAGCATTAAATAATAAAGGAAGATTTTTAGAATTTACCCTGCCCATAACTGCTCTCATCCTATGAATTAAAACATCTCTAAAATATTCAAATGGAACTCTAGGCCAACGTAAAGTCCATGCTGTCTTAGGAACTGTTATGGTATAAGGTAGTGATTGGTTTTTAACACGTATGCTTCCAGGATTAGTAACGTCTGTTTTAGCTCCTCCAAATATTCTATCTGTAATAGGATCTTGTGCTTTATTCACATCCTGGTCGTCGTCACAACCCAACACCTCATTAACCTCTTCCTCCCACTTATTTTTAGGAGTAGTACTATGTAAAAATTCTCCGGAAGCGTCTGCTGAAATCTCTATCCAAGTAAAAGGATCATTAGGATCAACATCGGACGTTACTCTAGTAGGACCGTAAGTAATTACTAATTTTATAACTTTATAATATGTTGAAGAAGGAGCTGAAGGATCAGCACCAAAAGGATCTATAGGCAGATTAGTGTCAAATGATTTGAATGCTAGATTTTTTACTGCTAAAGTAGGTAATCCAGGAAGGGCTGTAGTTTGTGGAATTTCTATATTTCCTGCTATTAAGGAAGCGGGGAATATTTCAAGAATAAAATCTATAAGTTGTGAACTTTGTATTAATATACTAAAATCAACATTAGCAGCATCAAAACTGAAAGCTCCTTCCAAACCTAAAGATTTGAATTTAATACCTCCCGGAGTTTGCAATCTCCATAAGGAAACATCATCAAAATTACTAGCCATTTTAATACTTCCTGTTTATCACGGTCCCAACGGAGCGGGCGGACCAGCACCTCCGAATTGTCCCAATATTTTCTGTTGTATTACATTTCCATCATCAAGGAGTTTATTTCTCTCTACATCGAGATCGTCTCTTTTCAAAAGAGCATCTTGAATCTTATTTCCAAATTCCTCAAATCCGAATCTTCCGGGTTTAATTCCAGTACCGGCTGCTCCACCAACCCCTCCTCCTGGCCTTCCTCCTGCCCCTTTTCCTAACAACGCATCCAACCTTGCTTGATTTTGAGCACGTAGAAATCCTATCTTCCCAAAAGCCGCTGCTTGTGCTGCTGCTAATGCTGCTATACTATCTTCAATTTCTTTTGCTAATTTCAAAAAACCAGAAGCACCAACGGGCCTTCCAACAATAGCCATAAACCTCAACCAGTCAACCATCATTCCTCGAATTGCAATCTTTAAATCAAGTCGAATTATATCCCATGATGATTTGAAGCTAATAGTCATAAGAGCCATTGAATTTAAGGCTATATTAACAAAAAAAGTGAAATTTATAGACAATGCCCTAATAAGCTCATTAATATGAGGAAAAGATTCTCTAAATTCAGCAATTAGCTCTCTTATATTCCTAGTAACATTGTCTGCTATTTCTGCTAGTATTTTCATCGAACTAGCAGATTCTCTAATCTTTCCGATAAAGAAACCTACAGCTAATCCAGCTAACACAAACAAAGCCCCAATACCCGTTCCTATTAAAACTTGTGTAACTGTAATTCCAAACAGTTTCATAGCAAGCGTAGCAACCAAAAGAACTGTTCCTAAAGCCGTGAATGCCGTGACACTTACTAGTATACTACCTATCAATTTTCCATTACCTTTAATAATAGATCTAATAGCTCCACCTATAGAGATTAATGACTTAACAACAGATTTGACTATTGGAAGTATCTCTTTTCCAAATTCTCTTGCTATAATAATTAGTACATCTACTAAGTTACTAAACTGCCCTAATAAAGTTTTATTATCTTTTGCCATTTGATTAGCAAACTTACCACCAGCACTTGACATATTCTTAAAGGCTTGCATTACATGATCAGCAGAAATATCTCCTGCTTGTGTTAAGGATTGTATCTCCGTTACATCCCTCCCCAACACATCCGCTAATTCTTTAACTAAAGGAACTCCTAATATACCAAAATCCCGTAATTCCCTTCCAGTTAATTTTGCTTGCTGAAGTACCTGAACTAAATTTTGAATTAATCTCTGCAATCCAAATTGCCCCCGACCAATACCAGCAGCAACATCTCCAACTGATTTCAAAACAGGAATTACTTCTTCTCCTGTAAGACGAGTAGTCAAAAGTTGTCTAGCGGATAGTTCTACCCCCGGTATTGTAAATGGGGTTCTGGCAGCAAATTCTTGCAATTCTTTTAACAGTGATAGTGCTTTCTTTTCACTACCCAAAAAAGTAGTAAAAGCAATAAGAGAACGCTCAAATCCAGCAGCTTGAGTTACTCCTGCTTTAAGAAGTCCAGCCCCAGCAACAGCAAAAGATGCTAAAATACCAGTAGCAATACCACTAATATTTCGTAACTCATCAGTAACCCGCCCACGAACTGCACGAAGATCTGTTCTCAGTCCACGAGAATCTGCTCTAATTCTGACGAAACGCTCTGGCGAGTTCAATTCCCACCATAACCTCCTTTCTGACACTTGTTTTTGTGTCTTTTTTTCCTAATCACCAATAAAATCTATTTCTACTTTACATAATATATCATTATCATTGCTTTCAAATAAAACTTCCCATTCAAAATTCTCTTTTCCGTGTTTTCTTAATGCTCTATGAAAAACATTATCTGATCCATTTTTAGCATGTTTCTTATGTTCCCTTTTTCTATCATCTAAAGATTGGATAGTTTTTCCAATATATTTATTCTCATCTTTTCTATTTGTAACTTGATAAACACAACCCATTTTCTCTCCTCACGTATTCAAATAACAAACCCGACTACTATATCATCTTTTGAATTAGAATCGATCCTGAGTGATCCTCGCAATGGTTTTAACTAGATTTACTAGCTCTACGTCTTCGTCTTTCTTCCCGTTTTCTTGATCTCTTCATACGACCAGACTCCTTTTTTTCTTTTGCTTCTCTCTCAACTTTTGCCTCCATCAAACGACGAGCTACAGATTTACCTGTATAAACTTTTCCTTTAATTGGATTTCCGTCTTTATCTCTACCTTGCACTAAACCATCTTCATCAGAATTAATCATTTGAGAAGCTTGAATACTAGGAAGTTTTGTAGTTCTTACCTTCTCTGTTTTTCTTAATTCTTTTCTGTTCGCAAATAACATAAATATCTGATCTAATGTAAAGTTTCCTACTTGTTGAGGGGTAAATCCATATCCTCCTTCCCATGTGTTATCACATAATATTCTGATATGCCAAGGACCGATTCCTTTCATCAGATCTCTAGGATAATCATCATAATTTTTGGGCCTTCCGTTACTCTCGGCAACTTCCAGCCCTAGCCATTTCCCGCTGCTGGTACTGATAAACTCTCAATTTCACGAGACGCAAGACTAAACGATTCTGGATCATCAACTATTGCTCTGGATAATTCCTCCTTTGATAATCCTGAATCCTTAAAACAGATACGTAGCATAGAAATACGACCTTCCATAGTCCCCGTAGTCCACCATCCTACATACCCAGTTTTCATCTTTTCTGGATTCTTTCCAGACATTTCTTTATATTCTTCATCAGTAAGAATATTCTGATCAAGAGCGTCAGCAGTTAATGCTCTTAAACGAGTATTAAGTTCTACTTCTGTTAATTTATCTCTCTTTGGTCCTTTTGTAGAATAGCCTATCTTGTTCTTCAACCAAAGTTGTAGATCTGAATTTACAAATAATTTATCGGGATCGTAAACAAACTTAGGAGGAAGATCAGTTATATCCCATTTCGCAACTTCCTCCATTTTTTGCATTAAAAATTCATTACCATTATCTGATTCGCCATTTTCTCCCCTATTAAATAATTTTCGATTCCTATCAAAAGTAGATATATATTTATCTTGATATTGTTCTAAACAGTCTCTTTCAAGCTCAGTTAATTCCAATATACTAAGAGGTCTAATCTTACACTCTTTTCCAGCAATCGTAATCGTTTTACCGCCAGCACCAACGGCCCTAGCAACATCATCAGACATTGTTCTTTCTCCTAAACTAGATTTTGAAAATACTTATTACTTATGAGATAACTCACAAGCAACAGAACCATAAGAATTGCGTGATTTTACTATGCCTAGAATATAGGCTGACGGAAATGACAGTTTGATATGAGATTGAGGCGAGTATTGAGACTTTTGTAATTGTCTCTCTTGTTTGCATCCTGAACAGGTGCAATTAGGAAGGTAATGTAATTTATCCGACATTGTTCTTCATTTTTCTAAAGCTTCTTTTGTAGCATAATTAATAAGATCAGATAATTCCCCTCCTTCAGCTATTAAATATCTTTTTTCAGTAGTTTTGGCAATTTCATTAGTAGTAGCATCCATGATTCGATCCTTTTCTAACATCTTTCTCATGTGATCTCTTCCTAGCGTTCATTGTTTGGATTGTCTGACCAATATAAGACTTCCCGTTGATTTTATTTGTAACACAATAAATACAACCCATAATAAATTCCTAAGCAGGTAGTGTTCTAATAGCAGCCCCGGCTTCGCCTGGGAAGTGATAGATTCCGTCTGCCCCCCAACTGCTCGTCCACCCAATAATTTCTTCTGTATCAATATCAACAGTAAGATTGAAATCATCATTCAAAGAACAAGGAAAATCCCAATACAAAGTAGCATTAAGCCACAATGTACTAATCGAGTCATCTCCCGGTTGGAACAAATCAAATACTTCACTTGATGTGTCAAACTTCCCTTCAGAAGTAAATGTAGCATCTTTTCTGCCAGTAGCTCTATTAGTAAATCCAGCACTATCGCTATCGCCCCATTCACTTTTACCTGCAAGTGTCGGATTAACAGTCCAAGTAGTAACTCTAGCAACACGAGTTGTATCTACAACGTGCTCGCCATTTCTACCAGTTACAGTATTCAATGAACCAGACATATTATTTATTTCCTTATCGTATCAAATTTTTGATCATGGAACACTAGAAGAACTAGGCGAACTGCTACTATTCTCAGATACACTCTGCGAACTACTAGAACTTTCACTAGATACAGAACTACTAGATATGGAACTTGAACTCAAACTAGATAGAGAACTTGAACTCAAACTAGAATCAGAACTTGGGCTACTTGACGGAGAACTACTGCTTGAATCTGAACTTGCACTACTTGATATAGAACTAGAAGAAGAAACCGAAGACGAACTTGGAGAGCTACTAGATAATGAACTACTCACACTACTTGAACTACTTGAACTTTCATTATCATCATGCCGTCCAATTATTGCAATCTTGTAATTTACATTTCCACCATTAGCATCTAATCTAATTCTATGACTAGAAGCATCTGTTATATCAAATCCAGCTTCAGCGGTTTGTAGTTTACATAATAATCCTTGAGATTTTAAAGATCCTCCAGTAGCTACTGTATGAGATCCAATAGGAGTCCAACCATTACTAGGATCAGGTATAATTTCAAGATCACCAGTTAGTACAGAATCTAAATTTTCGTTGCCAATCATCTCTGATTATCTATCTCCAGATCACATTTCCTGTATGGAGGGAGGAGTTTCCTCTGCCGTAGCAGCGTGTCGTGCTCCAGCTCACATAGAAATAATATTCCTTTATTGCATTTGAGTT